AACGTTGTGACATTACAACTAATAAAATTTATACAATAAAAAAGTTTCTCAAAGAAGGTGGATTTTATCAACTTACAAAATCTATCGATATTGATCAACATTTGAGAATGTCATTAGCTAAATAAACTTTATGAAGTTTACCCAGCTAGTAAATGAAAAATTAAGGCTCTATGGTGAGGCTGAATTACCAGTACAATCTAATCAACCTCCTATGCAACCAGATGCAGCAATGCCTCCACCTGTAGAACCCGAGCCGGCAACTCCTAATGAAATTGATGATCTAAAAAAAGATGTCGATTCAAAAGTTTCTTTAATTGTAAAAGATTCTCTAGACATGATTAGAGATGTTATGAGTGTTATTAAACAAACATTTGCTAGTGAATTAAATTCAACTAAAGGTGATGTATTAGATGATAAATTACAAAATATTATTGATGCAGCTAGTGTCACTGATACTGAATCAGCCACGCCAGACAAGTTTTATGAAATTAAAAGCAAGGTAAGGGAATTATTACCTGGAGGTGAAGTATAATATGCCTTATAAAATAAAAAAACAAGGTTCAGGTTACTTTGTTGTTAATGCCAAAACAGGTAAAAAGAAAAACCTCAAAGCACATAAAACAAAAACAGAAGCGCAAAAACATTTAACTGCACTTAATATTAATGTCAGAGAATCATTTGATTCATTGTGTAATGATTTATTAAAGGCTTACTTGTTCGAAACTGTTGCACCTTCATTATCTAGCAGTTCTTTGGATTTAGACAATAATGATGATCATAAAGCTGCAGCTGCAGAAATGCTTAAACAAGATCCTGAATTGAAAAATGAATTAGGTAAATTTAATCAATCAAAAACAGTTGTTGATACCAATACATGGAAAACCATACCGCAAGATCAACAAAAAAAGATTATTGAAATAGCAAAAAGAAAATTACAACAAGGACAAAAAAATAATGCCGCAAGTAATATTACTCCGGCATTACCTCCTACAAATATAACTGCTACTGGTGGTACTAGTAACGCTGCTTAACGAGACTGAGAGAATTCAACAAACTTATAGAACTCAGCTCGAGCATTATTACCATTATCCATATAAGCTCCTGACATCTTAGCTGTTCTCATAGTAGAATCCTGTTTGATACCTCTATTGGAACAACATGTATGTTTACATTCAATAAGAACAGCAACACCTTTATTACCTTCACAGATACTATTAACATAGTCATGAATTTGTGAAGTTAGTCCTTCTTGAATTTGCGGTCTCCTAGAAAACCAATCAACAATACGATTCAATTTAGATAATCCAATAACTTTACCTTCTGGTGATGGAATATAAGCTACATGAGCTACACCAGTAAAGGCTGCGTGGTGATGTGAACAAAGAGATGTTACTTTGATATTGTTTTGACAAACCATTCCATCATAACCATCTTCATTATCAAATGCTGTGATATTAGGAGGTTCATTATAACATCCAGAAATAAGATCATTAACAAATGCTTTAGCTACACGTCTAGGTGTATCAGCACTATTAGTATCAGATTTCCAATCAAATTGTAATGCATCTAAGAATTGAGCATATGCTGCGGCTGCTTTCTCAATAACAGCCTTTTTATCAGATTCATCTAATGGCAAATTACCATTAGCTCTTGTCAATAATTTATTACCTAGTTTAGACATTAAACCATTATAAAATGGTTTCGTTTGATATCAATATTTTATAAGATAATTCACTGTAACAAATGGTTGCATGTTATTATGAGCGACATTATCTCCAGCTGTTCCCGTAAAGCCCCCAGCTGGACTGGTTTCGCCTACATAAGCAGATACATCAGGTGAAAACGTTGTGTCGTTATTTTTAGACTCTTCAATAGCTTTAGCTGCCTTATCTGCCGGTGCAAATGAAATTACAGCATTGCCTCTAGAGTAATTACCGTGCACTCTATACATATCAATATATCTATAGTCTAGATGCGCAATATTGAAATATTGGTGAGTGTGGCTATTTGGGTGTGAATGTGACGGTAATTCTGATTGTGTTAATGGATGATAAAATTCTCCTGCGGCACCTGGATTTTTTCCTAAGGAAATATTTTGTCCTGATTTCCAATTTCCAAATAAAGGATTAAGAGGTGACGTCCCATTACAATATCCCATAATTACCCTACCTCTTAAGTCTGGTAAAGAAAAGGATTCTGCGCCCGTTGGTCCATATAAACTACCTATCACATCATATAACTTCTTGTATTTTGTCCTAGACACCATATCACCATTGCATAATAACCATCCTGGAATACTATCTACGTTAGTTACTTTTCCAGTATATGCCTTTATGGATCCTATAGGCATCACTTCCTCAAGAGATTCTTTTATTTCTCCTTTTATATAAGACATTAAATCATTTAGTGGTGTATATCTCGTTTCTAGTTTTTTATCTACAGGATTTTTTTGATTTACGACAAAAGCTTCATCACCTAAAAGGGTATATGCTGTTTTTAAATTCGATATAGGTATTCGATCATCCATTTTAATATTTAATTAAAAAATTCATTGCAACATTGGGTTGTATATTAGAATGAAACTGATCGCCCCCTCGTGACCCATGATCGGTACCGAATTTTACATTATTATCATACTGCGGATCTATTATAGGAAAGGGCTTTTTGTTTCTGTTTTTTATTTCATCTATAAATTCTTTTTTATATGTAAAAATAGTTCTTATGGGATTATTACTGATATATTTCTTAACCGCTCTTATTCTTTCGGGATAATATGATTTATAATTTAATCGATTAAATAAAATTTTTTCATAATTTTTGCTGGCTATTAGACCCACCTGCGCACCGCCAACGCCAAAATAAACATGATCAATATTACCAGGAGTTGGTGACAACCCCTGCAAATTTATCCAATTTATGGAATCTGATTCTATATTTTGATTTTGCTTTGTATCAAAAAACCCATAAACAGGCCCCCATCTTATAACCCATCTACCTTTTCCGCGATTATAATCAGCCATGTTTGCATAATTAAAAATCTTATGCGTATGCACTGGTACAGAATGGATATGGTTTTGAATATTTTCATCTTTTAACTGATGAAAGAATTCACCCCTATCAGGGTAATTTGCATTATTACCTTCCCCTAGATGTAATTCTTCCCCCGCAGGCCAATTTCCAAAATTGGGTTCATATGATTCTCCAGTATGCGAATATCCCATTTCTATACGACCCTTTAAATCAGGTAAGGAAAATAATACATTATCAGCTGGACCATATGTTTCGCCCAATTTATTCCATAGCTCCGGGTAATCATCCTTTCTTACTTGCCTGCCATTACACAGTAACCACCCTTTTATAGATTCTTGACCCAATACCTTTCCTGCAAATGGGATTATTGTACCTACTTCAATAAATCCAGATAGTAGTTTTTTAGCTTCTTCTTTTGCAAATTGTGTTATAACAGATAATGGCAATGACTTTGTTTCAAATGTATTATTTTCATTTCGTTGATTAATCAATATAGAAATAGGGCTAGCTGATAGACTATAAGATTTATCTAATTCTGAAATTTTAACAGGAAAGTCAGCCATTACACATATTTAATAAAAATCATAAATATAAACATGAAGCGTTTTAATAAGGTTATTGAGAATAGTCTTAAAGATAGTCAATTGGTTAGAGTAAAGCTTAAAGTTGATCCCGCTAACTGTACCTCAGGTGAAATATTAAAATATAATGGATATGAAGGCTATATATTAGCAGAAAAAGAAACCTTTTATACAGTATATGTGGAAAATATTGGATTAGCTGTTGATCTACCTAAAACTATTGTATCAATACAAGATACTTTAAATCCGGTAGAGAAGTTAAAAATTAATGCATTACAATTTTTAATTAATAAAGGATTAGCAGATGAAATTCTATTAAAATCTATTTACATGGCTCATACACCAGAATGTGTTGAAGCCTTTTTGAGAGAAAAAGGAATGTCTGATTTTGATATTTTAGCAGTATATAAAAATGCTTTATTTTGTTAATATTTTATAATATAATTTACAGCTAGATAAGGTTGTATATTATTATGTGGTATATCACCACCGGCATTCTGAATATCAGCATTGCCTGTTTTAGATAACGAATAATATTCTGGAGCAACTTCTAAATCTTTTTTTACTTGATCGTAAATTTTTTTATTTTTAACAGCACTCCAAACTCTGTCGCCTCCAGTAAGATCATTTATAGAACTGGGTGTTCTGGTTACATCAAAATGTCTGTGCTTATGACCGGCGTCTGGGTGTGTATGTGATGCTAATTCACTCTCTGTTAAACGATGTCTATATTCGCCTCCAGTTTCGGCCAATGAAACTTCAATTCCTGTATCACCTAATAATATGGGTTGTTTGTTTGTGCCGCAATATCCCAAAGGTATTTTCCCTCTAAAGTCAGGTAATATGAATGTTTCTGCGGTAGGGGTTCCATATATACCTCCTATCACTTTATACAGTTCTGAGTATCTAACCCGCGAAACTGCTTGGCCATTACATACCAGCCATCCTTCGAGTTTATCAAATTGTGTTATATCACCAGCATACATCTTTACACAACCAATAGGAATTTGTTTCAACAGTATTTTATTGACAGCTGCTTCGATAAATTTTGAAATATCACTAGTTGTTGTATAACGTGTTTCGAGAACTTTGTTTTTAGGATTCTCTTGATTGACAACAAAAACATCATTTTCATCAAGCGGGTATGCTTTTTGCAATTCTGATATTTTTATCATATTATCCATAGATTATCTTTATTTAAGGTTTATGATATTTTTATGTGTACATATGTCTCTACTAAGATAATTGAATTAGGTTCTTGTGCATTTAGACAATGGAGGGCAGTACACTCCAGATGCAGTTACGTGCACGGATATCAGTTAAAGGCTAAATTTTGGTTTGGTTGTTCAGAATTAGACGAACGTAATTGGGCTGTAGACTTTGGTGGTCTTAAAGAACTTAAAGCAAAATTACAGGATCAATTTGATCATACATTGTGCATCGCCGGTGATGATCCTCAATTGTCTTTATTTCAACAATTACATGATGCGAAGGCTTGTGATTTAAGAATCATGCCTAACGGTGTTGGCATTGAAAGAACAGCAGAATTCTGTTTCAATCTCGCATCAGAACATATCAAAACATTAACAAATGGAAGGTGTTGGGTAGAAAAAGTAGAAGTATGGGAGCACGATCTTAATTCTGCGACATATGAGGGTAAAACTTTAACAGAAGCTGTTGTACAAGCAGCTACAACACCAGTACCACCAGCAGCAACGCGAGTAAGTCATGGTGCAGCCGTTGGTAATCAAGTAACAACAGGACTGGGTGGTTTATTTAAAGGAACTAGCTGGGGATGATAAAAAGAGAAAGAGATCCAAATTTAGTAGGACTTGAAAATAATATATTTTCAAAAATGAATGAAATTTTAGGGCCCGATATAAAACAATCGAGCCCTAAAACAGATGTAAAATTTGTTTCTTTCGAAGATGCTTTAAAAGAATTATTAGAATTGGAAAAATCTAGTGTTGTACCGACTCTAACTTCTTCACAATAAATTTAAGAATCTGAGATCTTACAACTTCATTTTCAGTGAAGAGGAAGGTGTGAATACCTTGTTCTTCACTTTCTTCATTATTAAAAACATGTCTAATTTTGGAAAATCCTGATTTATTTCCAATATCTGCTTGAAATGAATCACCTATAATAATATATTTTGAATTCTCCCCAAAACGCGTCAAAATAGTTGTCAATTCAGCAGAATTCATATTCTGCGCTTCATCTACAATAACAACAGAATCTCTGAATGTTAAACCTCGGACGAAATTAACAGGCATGCATTTAACAAAATTATCTCTCATGAGATCCCCACCAATTTTTGGGCCTACTAATTCATCTAGTTTCTCTATTAAAGGCAATGACCATGGTTGAAACTTTTCTTGCAATTCACCAGGCAAAGATCCCATACTTTTCGAAGCACTTTCTACTATACTTCTAATATAGATAATATTATTAATAGATTTTGTTTTGAGCATTTGTAATCCGGCTAATACCGCAAGATAGGTTTTAGCTGTCCCGGCAGGCCCATCAACAAATACCATTTTTGTTTGATCATACATTAGCATTTCAAGGAATGAATTATGAACATCATTCAGTTTGAATTTGTTTTGTATTTTAAAATTACAAAACCAATCTTTTCGTTTGCTAACTTCTAGGTTATGAAGAAGTACATCTGCATCTAATTTGAGATCCTCTTCTTCTTGCATCCGTTTTCTGGTTTTCTTGGCCATTAAACTTATTTATGGGTGATTTGCATACATGCTCACGTTATTATAAAACATGGATAATTTAGATGATAATGAAACTATGTTTATCTCTGATGATAAACTCTTTTATACGTTAGAAGGAGAAGGTAAGTATGTTGGCATGCCTTCTGTATTCTTACGTTTATCAATGTGTAATCTTACTTGTAAAGGATTTGCATCTCCTGATTCGCCGCATGGATGTGATTCATTTGTTTCTTGGTCTGTTAAGAACAAGATGGCATTTAAAGAGATTGATCAATATATGCTTGATAATGGCTTTATCGAGAGATTAAAAGCTGGAGCTATTCTTAAGCTTACTGGAGGAGAACCTTTCTTACAAGAAAAGAAATTATTAAAATTTATTAGTTATTTTGAATTAAAAAATGGATTTATTCCAAAAATTGATTTTGAAACAAATGGTACATTAGTACCATCAGATGAATGGTTAGATCTAGGTGCGACATTTACTGTATCACCAAAATTATCTTCTAACGGTGATCCAGAGAAGAAGCGATATAATCTTGATGCTCTAAAGTGGCATAAGAATAGCAATCGTTCATCTTTTAAATTTGTGGTTCAATCCGAGGATGATATTGATGAAATTGTTGAAAAATATATCAATAAATTATTTTTAGATAATAAAGATATTTGGTTTATGCCCTGTTGTGGTTCTCGAGAAGAACATACCGAGAAAGCGACACAAGTAGCTGAATGGGCTAGGCAATGGAATGTTAATTTTTCACCCAGACTACATTTAGTACTTTGGAATAAAGCTCTTAAAGTTTAATATGGATACACAAAAAGTTTCAAAAATCTTTATCATGAATGGTGATAAAGTGTTACTCTTGTTATCTAAACATTTAAACAAATATCATTTACCCGGTGGTCATGTAGATCAAAATGAAACATTTGAACAAGCTCTGCAAAGAGAAGTTCATGAAGAAACAGGACAACAATTAAAATATTACCATCGTATAGGATTTACTAGTTATAATATTTGTTTATATATTGGTAGATTAAAATTGAATCATATCAAATTATCAGATGAACATTTAAAATATATTTGGGCACCTGTTAAAGATGCTTTAAAATTAAATGTATGTAAATTTACATTTAGAGATATTCGATATTTACAAACTATTTTAAATGTAACAAAAAACACTGTCATTGACTCTACTGAAGAAGAAGATAATTAATATTATGAGAATTGCTATTAGTGGTACATCAAATATTGGAAAAACCACGCTAATCGAGGACTTTATTAAAGAATGGCCAAATTATACAAAAAATAATTATACTTATCGTTCTTTATTAAAGAATCATAGTAAGAGTACAGATCAAGATACACAATGGATGATCTTGAATAACATGATTGATGAATTACAAAAGTATAGTAAAGATGATTATGTAATTTTTGATCGATGCCCACTAGATAATTTAATTTATTCACTTTGGGCAAATGGATATAAAAAAGTAGATGATGCATTTATTTCTAAATGCATTCCTTTAGTAAAAGAAAGTATG